AACTTGGCGAGCATGGAATAATATAGCCCCATCATTATCCCATGCTCCAATTCGCGTTTGCTAATGGGCTTTGGCTTTGGAGCAATCTTACCTTCTTTTGCCAACAACGCAGTCTTATTGTACTTGTGTTGACCCACGATTATTCCCCCCACCATATTCTGCGCCACAATGAACGCTTAGTTTTCTGTGTTTCGTAAAAATCGGTTCCATCAACAGTCACATGAACGTTTGTAAGCGGATCTGGAAACATCATAATTTGTGGTTGATTGTAAAACCGTCTTGCCAATTCTGCTTCATCGTCAAGCCCAGTAATATCGTACCCTTCAAGTTTTTCGCGCAAGGCCGATATCGCAACGCTTGAATAAAGATTGCCTCTGCCGATAAGCGCTTGGATAAACTGCTCTTTAAGTGAATTGTATTCTGCAAGAGTTAATTTAGGTTTCCCCCGATAATCAGTCTTGCAGTATTTGCATATTACATCTTGAAGTGGAGCACCGCAGTTCTTGCAGTTAGTCGGCATAATCAGCACTCCTTCTTGTAAAGGTGCCAGGGCTTGTTATCCGTGACCCAGCGTACAACCGGCATGGAATCGTAGATAACAAGCCTTGAGCCTATCTTCTCGCAGGGCATACCTTGTTTTACCCAGCGACGAACGGTAATCTCGGCAACATCGAACATCTTCATTATATCCGTTGTTCGCAGTTTAACAGAGTTCATAACGATCACCTTACTTTACTGCCGGATGGTCGTCATCCCAAGGTAATCTGAACATGTCGCTTGCGTCCGGCATTGTGTTGATTGAAGTCTGCTGATAGTCTGCGTCAATGGGAGGCAAGACCGGCTCAGCAACCTTTGCCTTTGCAGGGTTCTTTGCAAGGTACTTGCCAATAGCCGTCTGCACTTCCGGTCTTTCGCCTTCACGCTCGTACCATTCCAGCCAGCCACGGTCAGTATTACAAATGTAACTGATCGTCCTGCCCTTGTGCTTGCCGAAAGGAATAACCAGATCACCCAACGGAACAGGCTTCTTCACGGGTTCAGGTTCGGCAACCGGAGTAATGTCAATCGCATCGGCACAGATAACTCCGTCAGCATCGGCAACAGGAACCACGTTAGGCTCGTCTGATCCGGCTTCCTTGATCTGTACCGGCGCTTCCGGCAACTTGCTAGAGTCGATGTGGCTCATTTCCTCTTGTGAATAAAGCCCTTCAAACTGTTCGGGGAAGGCTTCACGCAAGGCATGGACAATTGCAACCTTCCTGATCATGGTTGCGGGCTTGCTCTTCCACAGTGGCCCGGTTCCGGTGTATTCCTCAAGGGATACTTCATCAAAGCTTGAAACGTCGTGACCCTTGATATGAACCTTTGCCCAGCCGCCAATAAGCACTTCTCCGGGAAGCTTCATGGACCCTTCACGACGTACAAGATCGCCCTTGTTTGTCATGACGGTGATTCCAGCTTCAATCCCTGCATAGTTCGGGTTCGCCTGTGCGCGTTTAGTGAACACTTCCTTGCCCGTGACCATGTTTGCAGGCTGTGTTCCGTACTTGATAAGGTACACCTCGCGCAAAAACGGATTCAAGCCCTGGTACTGGCAAAGCTTCAAGAATAATTGTACTTCCTGGTCAGACACGTTCGTGCCGGACGGAACCAGATATTTTTTGACAATATCTGGCGAAAGCGTAACCTCGCCGTGATCTGTCTTGTAAACTGTCAGTTCATTTGGCATATTTATTCCTCCTAACATAACATAGTATAGTGCCAACGGCCTTCATATGATTCACACTCTACTGGTTTCATGGAATCGTCATATATCCATCCGTTAGACGTTCCTGCCGGTGGAAGAAGCCGATGAACGGCATCTGTTAATTCCGCACTGGCTTTTTCCGGAGGGATGCTCGAACACACTGCCAACTGAAGCATTCCTTCCCTGATTACCACAACTTGCGGTAAATCATCTTGTTTTTTCATTTTTATTTCACCTCAACTTTCTGGATATATCCGTGATTCTTGGCAAGATAGTCCGCAGCAGAGCATTTCCGCAGCGTCAGGTTGCCGGTAATCAGAATGACCTTGCCGGTGGCAATAAGCTCGCCAACAGCGACTTCGGCAGTATGCTTCTCCCATTTGTTCTTCTTTTCCATGTATGGCCTCCTTAAATGGTCTATCATGTCATAGCATATCACAGGGTATCGTGTTTGTAAAGACCTATATTTGTGCCATTTTGCGACATTATTTTGCGCTCATAAAAACGGTATTCCACTTTTGCAGGTACACGGAATAATCGCGCTTGTTTGTCATCTTGCGATATGACGCAACTGTCCGGAAATACCGGATAGTTGCAGGGAATGACCGCTTGCCTAGTGTAGCGTCAAGACACGCCTGATAGCAAGTTGGATCTATCGTTACAGATCCTCGATGATGGTACACAGAGAACTGATTAGGCGCAGACACGACGGCATGGATCGTACTGCCGTACAGCCCGGAGTCCAGGCGATTAAAGATGACCGTGGCAATGGCAAGATACGCTTCATAACCGTAACGATAACCGGCCTCAAGCTGCACAACTCGCAATAGTTCTTTGTCAACCGTGACCGCAGGGCTTGCCGTAGGCATTGGCATGACCTCAGATGCCCCTGGCGTGACCGTGGGCGCGTCCGGAGCTTGAGTAATGATTGGCATAGGCGTAACCGTTGGCATGGCTGTAGGTGTGCTGTGGCGGTCTATAGCTGGCTCTTGCAATTCTGTGTCAGGTGTCCAAGTCATATAAACCGGCACGATAACCGGATTGGTCTTGACCTCTAGTAAAGGCACCTGAAATACTGCAATAAACATAAGCATAATTATCAGTATAACTATTTTAACGCTCTGCAATAATATCGCCACCTTCAAATATCTATATCGTTTTCGTCTGCGAATAGCTTATCAGCTAATGCTTTACGTATTCGCTTTTGTCTGGACAGTCCGATATATTTTCCAGTCTTGATTCTCTTGTCTATTATTATAGCATTACGCAAAATCAGCCAATGCCCATAGAAATTGATGCCCTGCAAACGGCCTTCTTTGAGCGCAGAAAAGACCGGCTTTGTTGTTTCAAAGCCGATCATCTTCCGGTATTCTTCGGGGCTTAGATAATCGCCTCTTGGAATCAGCATAACTTGATATATCCGTTTGTGTTCGCAATGGCGTTCTTCAAGGACTGATACGGCGTTCTGAACGCTCCCATAAGATCGTCATGCGCAAGTACACGAAAAGACTTCGCATCCAGAATATAAGTCATCCAGTGAAAGCTGCCGTCACTGTCCTGCATCTGATGAAATGAAGCAATGCACCCGGCTTTGTTGCATTGTGCGACCAATGTATCAAGGTTTTTCGTCGCTCGTTTCTTTGCTGGTTTCTTGTCCTTCTCGGGATAGATGAACAGGAAACCGTTATTCTCTCGCATATAGTTAATGCGGATATGCGTTCCCTCATCAACGATCCGGTTGATATGGCTAAACTCGGACAGTTCAACACGAAAGTCCTTCGTAAAATCGGCTTTTGTCCGGTCAAGCGCGGTCAGATCGTAGAAATTGATATCCTTATGCGATACCGTTTCAACACTCCGGACAGGATAACCGGAATACTCCATCTTGACAATTTTAATCATGGTAATTACCCCCCAATGTTTTAATAATTGTTTTATAGCACCCAATTTGTATGTCCTTGTTTTTGATTTCCTCTTGCAAACAAGCAATGATTTCATCTTTGCAGGAATAAATTTGATGGTCAAGACTTCTGATTATATCAAATTTAGCCTTTCTGTATTTCAGTTTGCTAGGCTTGTTAACCTTGCAAACGATGATAGTATTGCCTATTCTGACATAGGCTGGCTTGTTCGTGTTCTTCATTTCTTGGCCTCCATCTTATTCCCGCAGTTCTTGCAGGCTGTTTCCGGCTGGACTACTGACCCGCAGCACTTGCAGGTCTTGACGGTGATTAATAGATACATGATAGCACCTCCTATCTATTTTATGCGCTCAATGCAAGCGCAGCCAACCTGAACACACTTGAAATCTGGATGAGTGCAAAGAGTCGCATAGCCAGACCGGACAAAATCAAAGCGGCAGGATTCATAGTCATCGGCCTCGTAAGTTGTCCAGTCCTGCCCGTCCATGAGGGTTACTTTTACCTTAATAAATTCCATGATAGCACCTCCCATAAAATATTGCTTTGCAGCTGGAGAGCGGCTTTATGGATCAACCGCCCAGAACCGGAGAAGGATCAGTCGGACAGCAAGCCTTCGAACGGGTTGACGGACAATTCTTTTCTGGATAGGCGATGATCAGAAAAAGAAACGTCGTCGCCCGTCTTGCATCCGTCAAGCCCTGCAAACCGGACAAAGCCGGTATATGTTGGCAGGTGCCGCCGTTTGTCGCATTTTTTTGCATAGGCAACCAACTGCCTGTATAGAGGCTCGTCGTTGTCAATCCACAAGGCAACATTCCATGTTTGATAGTTCTTCCATCCATTGTAGGTTGTGTCCTTAACGATAATAGACATATAGTCCCCATTTCTCCGCGTGTACCATGCGACGGCCCGGTGTTGTGTGCTGAATTATGATAATGGCACCCATTGATAGTAAATCCAATTCCAATCCTCATCCGTCAGCCTGGAATATGGATCTAAGCCGATATAATCCAGCCAGTCGCAAAAGTCGTCAATTGTGTTAAAACTGGCCCGGATTGCCTTGCGCTGTGTCTTGGATATTGTTTCTTCTTTGCTTAGTGTTTTCATTTTCTTGACCTCCCCTTGCTTGATAATCTCATTCTACGCTTGAATTATGAACAAATAAGCAATGAAGTGTGAATGATCTGTTAACAGTCCTCAGACGGCAAGTGATAAGTGAAATTGCAAGCCCAGCCCTGCAACAGTGAGCCATTTTCACAGATCATTGTAGCCCAGCCGCTATATAACGCGACTAAACGCAAAGGCTCAGTTCCAGGCTTTTCACCCCTCAATAAATACTGTTGCAACAGATCCCATTTTTCGGCGGCAAACTTGCGGACTGCGCCCTCTTGCATCCATACTCCAGTATCGGCGGATAGGTTGATATTCATGATATCGGATTCCCTTGCTTCAAATTGTTTCATAATTTTACCCTCCAAACATATTAGATTGCTATGCAATCCATAACGCGTATATGCTGGATATACGCGCTAGCATTGTATAGGCATGATCAATATTGGATATAATCAGCTACTCGCCTATATTCCTGGTTGAAATGCTTCACGGCATCTTTTTTATTGCTATGCTCTTGCTTTTCTCCGGTCTGAGCATCGCCAAACCATACGACTGTGTATCCGTCAGAATCCCATTGCCGCTTGATAAACCGGATAATTGATACCTGATGGAAATAGTTTGCCGTACCATTGCCGATCAGGTCTATTGACATTTCCTGGCCTGGCTTGATTTTAGCAATCCATGAATCAATGCACTCTTTAATGTCAATCAATGCTGCCGTATCGTATTTAGGCATGAAATGCTTTTGCCGGGTGACTCGGTATCCGGATTCTGTCGTTTCAATGCTGACATAGAATGTTTCATGTTTAGTACACATTTTGTCCTCTTTTCTGCCGCTTCCAGCCCGGCCGGCCAATTCTATTAAAACGTTTAAAATCACTCAATTTCGCAAAAATTCACGCTTCGACGTATCTATATATAGATATACCCCGTATCTATCTACGGTATCTATATATCGTTACTTGTGTACTTATAAATTACGTTACACTGTGTATTGTGTACTGTATCTATTGTACTTCATTAGTGAATTGACTAAATTCATCTGTCATTGACCAGTAGCCAATCCTGCTCCAGCTTAATGGTTGATAGGCTCTGTCATTGCTTGGCTCTTGTTTTATCCATGTTTTGCCGTCATCAGTGCGCAGGTGATCCATGTATCTATTGTTTCCTATTGACTTGCCAATCAAGGCACAATAGACGACTCCATGAGTAAAATCAAGATTCAGTTGATTAAAATACTGTTTAGCATCGTTGATGGTCTGGAAGTATTCGACGTACAAATTTGAATCCTTGCTTGATGATGGATCGATAACTAGTACATACTTTTTCATACTCTATCTTTCTGGCATTGCCTAGCCTTTCGGCTGTCCTGTGGTTCATAACTCCATCATATCAGGCGTTTATGAATCTGTTATGTCCCATTTGTTAACAGATTGTAAACGTTGTGTCGCGTCTTGCGACTGTGTTGTACATTATAATGCGCGTGTGTGCGCGAATAGCTATTATATAGCTTAGTATAGTATAAGCTACTCGCGGGCGCGTAAATGCTCGGCGGCGTACTGGCCATGCCGGACTGCTGGCTGGTCAGATCCAGGCATCCGGATGCAGCCTGTCCATGCAGCAGCAGCCTGTCCGATCTGTCCGGCACTGGCATCCCCTGCCACTATGTATAGTATGATCAGCAGCTAGTCTATTGTTTGTTTATTGTCATGAGTTGTTACGTGATACATCATGACAGTACAGCTGATCAGTACGGGCTACCGACGACCCACCGACCCCGGTCAGATATGTATATACTTCCTCCTCCGTTTAGAATAGCCAAAACGGTTTTTCCATAAGTATCGTAAGTACACAAGAGGTATAAGGAAGCAGATATTTACAGAGATAGATAAGTTGGTATAGATACTCGTAAATCTGGTTATAGATACCTACGTCGTGACAAAGCATGACAGTATTGACAGGAGGGTGAGGTAGTGATTTAATGGTGTGGGATAGATATTTACGAGGTACATTATGAAGATATTCCAGGTAGAGGACGAGCATGAAGGAATGATACTGGCAGTTCTGGACGGAATAAGCAGGTGTCCTGCCGGAGAAAAAGTAGATGCTTTTGCTTTCGGTGTAACATATACTGATGGTCAGTACAGTACGGGGTGGGCTGGTGCCAATCCAAAAGACTTATCTAATATTTCCGGATATATCATGTTGGAAGCTAGTATGCGATATATAAAGATGAATCGTGCAGAATTTGAAGATGAAAGCGAGGTTGAGGAAGATGGGCAAGATCACTGATGAACTGGCGAAGCAGAGGGACACGTATATGACCAAACTGGTGGAGCTTAGGGAAGAACTGAGGAAGGTTCAGGATGCTATACCGATCTTTGACGGTGCGGTACAGGCTATGAACGTAGCTATAAACATTGCCAAGGCTAACGAGGGCGTAGACGCTGGCAGAACGGACGAGCTAGAGCAGTTAAGGGCAGAGCATGGCGAAGATAAGCAAGAAGAGTGAGCTTGCACCAATGGACAAGCCAAGCCTGATGCCGGAGGACTATGCCGACGCTGGCAGTGCCTTGATTGTGTACGGGCAGTTGAATGCTGTAAAGGGTGGCAAGTGCATAGGCGAAGCCAGTTCTCTGGACATAGTTCAGATCCAGTATTTGAATATGCGAATGGCAGGACTGGGACTGGCAGAGGTGTGCAAGGCGTTGCGTATAGATACGGCAGTGCCCATGCTTTGGGAAGAACAGCAGGGGAAGGATAGCGTTTATGCACACTGTATAGGCGCTATACGCAGAAAACAGGCGTTGCTTCTTGAGGACAGCATGTGGGAAAGCGCGGTAACAGACGGCAGACCAAGCAGAGACGCTATGAGGATGTCTCTGTTAAGTTCAAGGATGCCTGAGTACAAGCCAAACGCTCCTTCTGTTATCGTGCCTGTTCAGGTTAACATAAGCATAGACAAGGAACCGTATTCGGTAACAACGGGATTGGAAGAAGGTGCTGACGATGAACAGCAGGGATAGAAAGTGCCTGCAACTGATTATTGCAGACGAGATTATGAATAAGCCTGGGTATCTGGCAAGAGTGAATATAAAGAAGAATTACTCTACAAACAAACCATTTGAGGATATTTGTGTGTGGTTTGCCAAGTCTGACGGCACTGAACAAGAGAAGGTTATCCATTTGTCGGCAGAAACACTGTATTCTACGTCATGGCACGAGATTGCAAAGAGAATAACCGAACATCTGGAGATGTAAAAGATGGCGAAAAAGCACGATCTTGCGCCTGTATATGACATAAATATTCCTGCGGAAGTGTTCAACCCCGCGTTTTATCCGTATTTATATAAGATATTTAACTATATGGTGTTTTGGGGAGGGCGAGGTAGCGGTAAGTCAGTATTTGTAGGGATGATGCTTATCTTGCAGTTGTCTATTATGATTGGCAGAAACCTTGTGGCCATGCGTAAACAAGCAACTGACTGTAGAAACTCGTGTTTTGCGGTCATGTATAAGGTTATTTACATGTTCAAGCTTCAGGACGTATGGGAAATCAGGGAAAATCCTGACATGCGTATGAGAAATACCGTAACAGGCAGCGAAATCATCTTTACAGGCATGGATAAGGCCGAAAACGTCAAGTCTTTGGAGTTTAAGGTAGGGAACGCCACTGATTTATTGTATGAAGAACTTACAGAGGAAATGTCAGAGGATAATCTCATTACTTTGGATAACTCTATTCGTGCTTACGGCAAAAAATGCCGGTTAATCTTAATCTTCAACCCTCCTTTGAACACATTTTGGATATTCCACTGGCTAAAAACGCAGTTGGGATACGTGTTTACCGGTGATACTTCACCATTTGTCAAGACTTTGGACGCTTTCGGAACAGATTGCCTTGTTCATCACTCGACTTATAAGGATAATAAGTGGAACTTCAAATTGCTTCCAAGCGGAGAAGCAGATTACACCAAACCTGGTCAGTATGCCGCCAAACTGGAACGTTTAAGACTGGCAAATCCTTACCGATATCGTGTAGACTGCCTTGGATTCCCTGGAACTGCCGGAGAATCGGTATTTAATGCCAATAAGGTAAATGAACGGATAAACCAGCTTGCTGTAATTTACGAAAAAAACCCACCTGTCACAATCAATTTCTCGTTCGATCTGGACGAAAACGACCAGCCAATAGCCAAAAGCATAAAGGCAAAGCCAAGCAGTATAGGCGAAACAATCATGTATAAGGAACCTAATCCCAAGCATCCGTATGTCGCTGCCTTGGATACCGCAGGAGAAGGCGAGGACTTCTACGCTATGCACGTTTTCGACAACGTTACTGACGAACAGGTAGCTGTATATCATTCATTGGCACCAAGCAACGAGTGCATGATTCAGGTTTATGGACTGTTGAAGTTGTATAACGATGCCTTGATCGCTCCAGAAGTCAACTTTTCGGAGTATCCTATCCAGAAGTTGAAGGAATGGGGATACCAGAACATTTACCAACGTGACAAACCCTTGGATGAGCGTCATGACGGTCTTGAACAGAAACTAGGATTCAGGACAACTGTAGGAAACAGGCAGAGCATACTGGATAACCTGATAGAATGGTCGGGACATAATATGGACAAGATCAACGATATCAAGACTCTTGAGGAAATGTTGTCGTTTACCAGACAAGTCAGGAAGAATAAAGGTATCTTTATGGGTGCGGAAGCAGGTGCGCACGATGACCTCATTATCGCATTAAGTATCTTATTGAAAGCAAAGGAACAGCAAGTCAGTTATGAGGTTGCGGAAATAAAGGAGGTAAAAGGGTACTGGACAAAGGGAGAGTTGAACATAGCAGTTGCAAAGGGCAGAGTTGACGAACAGGCGGCAAGAGAGTATATGTTGAAGCATGAGAACCGCTTCAAAAAACAGAAAGTAGGTAGATCAAGGTATGCCAGATGAAATTGTTTCCATTAAAGACATTTACGAGAAGGTAATCAAGGTTGAATCCAAGTTGGACGAAGTTCTTTCACTTTTGCATGGTGGTATAATTAAGCAGGAACAGGCGATAACGCTGGACGATGTTTCCAGTCCGTTTTACAATCCTGAAACCAAGCTTTTTGATATGAAATATTACAAACAGAATCAGGAAGAAGCAGACAAGAAAAAGTGAAGGGATGATTCATAATGGAAGTCAAGATTTACGAATTGAACGAGAACAGACAGCGTGGCGGTATCGAGAACTGGCAGGACTTGATGACTGACGAGGAATATAAAAGAGGTCAGCACTATAGTTCACAGTATCTTCTAAGAACCGGAGAAATACAGAAGAACAAGTCATACTGGGACAGGTTAAATGAGTTGTATGCCTGCCAACGAGAAGCAGATGCGGAAGATCCGGACTATCCAAACAACTTTATACCCTTGCTTACACCTTGCATAGAAGGTCAAGTAGCTTCCATTATCGAGGGCGATATCGAGTTCACGCATTTTACTGACAATCCCTTGCATTCAACCTTTATGAAGAAATTTGATGCTGCTTCTTTCTATTTCAGGCGAATGAACCGGTTTACAGACCATTTTAAGGACTATACAAGGTATTATGACTTGTTTGGTAATGCAATATTAAACGTTTCATGGGAGGAAGGTTATTCCAGACAGGCAGGAAAACCTCAAGGATTCCCGAAAATAACGGTCTGTCCATTGCTTTCCGTACTTATTGACGGACGTATAAAAGATCCTAAAGACCTGCAATATGCGGACTATATCATTCATGAGATTGGCTTTCAAAGCATTGGCTGGGCAAGAGAAGAGTATGGCGACGACAAGGCAGATTCAATCAGTATTGGTTACAACCGGTATGAGGGAGAATCACCAGATCGGTCAGTAGACGATGATTATACTTTCACTTTGCTTCATGTCTGGACAAGGAACAACAAACAGCGCAACCTCCAGTTGATAGAAATGGACATGAACGGTTTTGTCCTGCGTATTTCAGACCCAAGCAATCCATATTACGAGTATGTAAACAACGAGTACCCTTTCTATTTCAGTCGAATGATCCCTATTCTTGGCGAGTTTTATGGTCATGGCGACGGCACCATTTTGAAACCCATGCAGGAAGCAGTAAACAACCTGACTGATGAACTGGAACTGGCGGCAAGGTTTTCCGCACAAAGCAAGATCCTGGTAGACCCACGCGCAAAGATGGGGCCAGATCAGCTTAACAGCAATCCTTCGGAGTATGCAGTCTGCACAGATCCAAAAGGCAACGTCATGCAGTTGACCGGTCAGGGCATCAATCCTGTTGTTGTCACCATGATCCAGTTCCTTCTTAACGAGTCGCAAAAAGCAACACGATTCAACGAGATCATGACAGGCAATCAACAGGGTGTGTCCGCTACTGCTACTCAGATTAACAGCCAGATCATGCAGGGGTCAGTGGGTATTCAGGATAAGAAGAGCGATGTTGCAAGGGCGATGGAATGGGCAGACAGGTATTGCCTGAAACTTTCTTTGGAATACTGGGACACACCATTCTTGGTTGCTATTGATGGCAAGGACGCTGAAACAGTTGACGTTACGGAAATGCGGAAGGCTCCTGCTTCTGTTCCTGTAAGCGAGCGTGTATTGAAGAAGATTCGTGACAGGATGGCAGGATTCTTTAAACCGGGCAAGATCACTATGGATATTGCCAGAGATGAGAAAGGCAATATAGTTCCTGCAAGCATAGACGTTTATACCAAAGTGTATATTGGCAGGGGCATGTCCAAAGACAAGACCACCATGTACAATATTTTGGTAGGGCTTGCTGGTTTGCTTGGATTTGACCAGAATGGACAGCAGAGAAGCGTTATTTCGTTCAAGCAACTGGTTCGCCTGTTGGAAGAGAACCTTGGCATCAAACTCAATGCAGAGGGCGATGAAGAACCAAACCTTGACAACACACAGACGAATATTGCCGCAATTACCGGGCAAAACCCAATCGGCCCGGGCGGCACTGTCCAGAAAACCCAGCCCGTTGCGGAGAACCTGATGCAGACAGTTCCGCAAATTAGCGGCGGTGATAACCGGAGGCTTAGTTTATGAACGACATTACTGACAACATGAAGAAGTTCGACGCTCTTACGGACGTTCTTATGCGACCAAACAGTCATGCCGTAGGCGTTATGAAACTTCTGGACAAGCACTATCCTGCTTTTGCAAGGAAGGTATTTGAGAAAAATCCTCTAATCGAGAAAATGGCAATGGCCAACTTTTGCAGTATGGATATTCTAATGTATCCTATATGTGGGCACTGTGAGTCGCTTGCAGCCTATTGCCGGTACGCTCAGAACGCTCAAGGCTTTCCTTTACTGGATCAGGACAAAAAGCCTGTAGGTGTTTGCAGGTGCCTTAAATGCGGTAGGGAAACGGTTGCGCCTATCACGTTCTATGAATGGTGTCTTATGGAGTTGAAGAAGAAAGCACCTGAATCCATAGGTATGAACTTGCAAACAGTAGTGGACATAATCGCTGAAAGAGGTCTGGAGAACGCAAAAAGGCGATACAGAAAGGTAAAGGTAAAAGAGTATGTACAACCCTAACAATGCGAAAGAGATCGTATTTCCTCTGACATTTGGTTGCAGTTCATGGCCTGGAAAACAGTATATCTGGAATGATGTTAACGGTGGAGCAAAGCCAATAGGCGCTTTTGGCTACACAACCAACCAGTTTCTTGGCGGTCGCTGTATCAAACTGGGGTTTATGCCAGAACTTGGTTTTTATGGTTGTCAGGACAAGAACCATCAGGAAGGAACAAGCAAACTGATAGGATTCCACGTAGAAGATCCTTCTGTCATAACGGAATACGGCAAGTCTATGATTGAACAGATGTTCCCAAACAATACCATAAGATATGAGCGATATGAGAGCATTAAGAAAAAGCCAATAGACCCTGCTATTAAAGCGAAAGCGATTGAGGAAGCACGAAAGATTGGTGTTCATGAACAGGCTTTGAAGGTTTCGCACGTGGATACTCTTGTCGATCTGGTGAAAGTTGCCAAGTTTGAAAAGGCGATGGAAGAAGCACAAGAGAAGAAACCGGTTGATGTTGCCAATGAACTGCTGAAAAAAACGGTTAAGCCAAGAAGGAAACCTGCTGTAAAAGTAACTGCTTAAAATATTGCATATTGTTTGACGAAGCAGTATAATATATCATGAAGATGATGTGGGATAGCGATTGCAACGCGACAAGCAGACAAGCCCTTAGTCTGTTTCCCACAACAAACTTATAAGGGTAACGCTAGAAGGGCGGCATATACTATGATAAACGATTCTGAAAATAATCCCAAATATATCCCATTTCACATTAATGGATTCATTAGTTTTATGAAATATTATAGTTTTGTTAAAAAATACACAGAAGAAGAAATAGAAGAATTGCGTGTCATGCCTTATGTTGATTATCTTGAAACTGAACATTGGAAATTATTAAGAATGGCTGTTTTGGAAAGAATGGGAAGACAATGTGTTATATGTGGCAATTCTCATGTTGAAGTTCATGTACATCATTTATCTTACCGCCGTAAAGGTCATGAAAACATAAATGATTTAACTTGTTTATGTAATGAATGCCACAAAAAAGTACATCACATTGCCTTGTAAGGAAGTGTGTTGATGACAAAGAAATTTGGGTTTATTAACATTGTCTGTTCTACCGGCGAAATATCGTCTACATATAACGAATACTTGATGACAAGGCACTGGCAAATGTTGAGGGAACGGATTTACCAGCAACGAAAACAGACTTGCGAAAAGTGTCATAAGCATATTTCGGTATTTCAACTTCATCACTTAAACTACTGGCATTTAGGTCGAGAACAAGACGACGATGTTCTTCTTATGTGCGTTGCCTGCCATGAAAAACTGCATAAGCGCAAGGACAGGGAACGTCAGAGAAAACAAGCGAAGAAAAAAGTTAGGATTAGAGAGATAAAATCCGTTAGATATTTTGTAGATACTGGAAGCGCCGACCTTCGTAAGTGATTTTCGGATCTTCTTGTTGAACCAGCTTTGAGGAACCGGAGCGACGGGTACACGAACCCCTTGCAAAAAGGGGTGTGTGTTTTCAGCTTCGTTTTCACCGTCGCTTATAGCACAGAACAATTCAGCATGAGTATCGCTTCTTCCCGTGTCCAAAGCACTCATACATCCCATACACGGTAGCCAACCTATATAATTTGTTTCTCGGACATATAAACCCGACTTGACGACCTGAATAAAACAACTGCTCAAACTATCAAGCCGGGTGTATCTCACGTACTACTGGCTACACCAACCTCTGGAATTTTCATAACGTAGATTCCTTCGCATCTGTCATAACTACGTCATCTACAATAAAAAGCAGATGAATCATATTCAATCATCTGCAACCATCTTGTCTTTTTCTTGCCATTGGTGTATCCTGTAAATGGATGGTTTACCAACGGACTGATGGTGTTGCATCAGATTCGCACTTCCCCTAGTCAAGGAAGTGGGTAGACTATCTTTTTCTATCTACTAATTACATTATAACATATGCCACAAGCCAATTATTTGTATAACGATAGCAAGAATTGCAAGTTGTTTGGGCTGTAACCCATATAATTATAAAATTACTTGCAAAAATTACAATTTATCAAACAGAAAGACAGCAAGATTTACAAGTAATAGCAAGATTTACAAGTAAATAACGTCCGCTTGACAGGTGGTTTATACTGACAGTGACAGGGTAACACCTGTTAATTGCGCCAGCGTGGTGCGCTGAACCACGTTATGCGTTTTCTCAACGCTAAAGGAGAGTATATGGCAAAGCAACTTGACAAACCCATAGAAAAAGCCAAAGTGTCTGTAGAATCAACTGTTTCCGAACCTATTGCCACGGGCAAGTATGTAGACCCGGGCAAGAAGGCCACAATCGAAGAGATTGACGACGACGAACTTGATCTTGAATTGGACGACGATGACAATGAAGCGCCTGATGAAACAGGCAAGACGGAAAAGGTCGTAGCAAAAGAGATTGACGACGACGACGATGAGGATGAGCAGGAACCGCCAAAATCGGAACCGGCGAAACCGCAAACAAAGGAACAGCGAAAGATTCAGGCTTTGAAGAATGAAGCTTCCAAACTGCAAAGGGAGAAAGCGGAGTTACAGAGAAAGCTGGAAGAAAAGACTCAAGCAGACAGTGAATCGGCACTTGCAAAAAAGTATGTTGAAGATGGTTACGACGAGAAGGAAGCCAAGTCGAAAGCCAAGGCGGACACCAGACAGGATACCATCGAGAAACAACTTGAAATGCTGATGTTTGAGAAGAAGAACAGACGGACTCTGGAAATGTACCCTGACTATGACATGGATCTTGACAGAATCATGCTTGCCGTAAAGACAAGTGGAATGACAACTGAGCAGGTCTGCAGGGGACTTTATGGGGATTCAAAGGAAATCGAACGTGAACGGAGAATGGTGAAAGCCATTACCAGTACAGGTTCAGATGACTCCAGACAGAACACTTCCGTGGCAAAGGCCATGAGAACAGCGGAACAGCCCAAGAAATCCAGTCTTACACAAGATCAGTTGCGAGCAAAGCGTATTCTTGAAAAGACTGTGAACAAGGGTAAACCAATAACCGATGAAGATTTTTTGAAATGTTGGCAAACATAGGAAAGGAATGAATTACTATGATTAGACCTGTTAACTCGGCAAAAAGGCCATTTCTCAGATGGAAAACCAGTGCTATTTGCAATGCTGGACAGATCGCTGTTGTCAGTGGTGGACTTGCTCTGCCTGCTGCGGCAGGATTGGAAACAGCCGCAACCGTATTGGGTGTGTTTGTTGAAGATGCAGCCAGTGGCGCATTAGCCTATATCTATCCTCCCGACCAGGAATTTGAGTTTGACGTTTACCAGGGCAGTTCTGTTGATGAAGTTACACTTGCCATGCAGGGAGTATCTTATGATATTTATGTGGATGGCGTTGCTGGAGACGGTTCTGCAGAAGGCGAAATGTACGTCGATCTGAATGATACAACCGGAGATTTTGTCGTTATCAGTCAGTATGACAATATCCGTCGTGTCGCTACTGGTTCGTTCGTTGGAACGTCCCGTTATCTGTAATACAGAACAGAAAAGAAGGGAATGATTAACAATGATTAGACCGGTAAATTCAGCAAGTAGACCGTTCCTTCGTTGGAAAACGAGTGCTGCCTGTAATGCAGGGCAAGTTCTCAAGGTTGGTTCAAGTCTTGCTTTGCCCATTGCCGCTGGAGATGGCGCAACTGCAATTATTCTCGGTGTTTGTGTCGAAGACGTTGCTAGTGGTGGGTTGGCGTACATCTATCCAGCCAATCAGGAGTTTGAGTTTGACATTTATCAGGGTAGTACCATTGACACTGGTGCATTGGAATATCAGGGCGTGGCATATGACGTATACGTCGATGGTGCTGCTGGTGACTTGTCTGCCGAGGGTGAAATGTATCTCAACATCAATGACACTGGCGATGGATTTATACTTCTTAGTCAATACGACAACGTTCGCAGGGTTGCAACTGGTAATTTCATAAAAGCTTCACGATATCTTGGCGCATAATTAATTAATAAAAAGTTTGAAAGGAATGAAATAATATGGCAGGCGGCAGAAGTTCTGACATTACAAATCTCAAAAAGGCTGGCATTAACTTTGTTTTCAACGAGGCGGCAAAGGTGCCGCAGGAACAACAGTGGCCAATGCTCGTAACAAAAGTAAACGAGGAAAAAGAAGTAGGCACGTACCTGACAGTAGGCGACGTGGGTAATGCCCAGTTGCACGTTGAAGGCGATGCTTACACGTTTGAAGGCATTTCCGAGGACTGGAAAACTGAAATCACCATCGCTACTTACGGCAAGGGCGTGTTTGCCACTCGCAAGCAGATGAAGGACGATCAGACCATGTCCGTAAACGGAATGTTCGGTACGAAACTGATTCGTTCCATGATCGAAACCAAGGAACAAACAGTTGCGAACGCGTACAACGACGGGTTCGCCACCACAATGGCAGATGCCGTGTATGTGTTCTCCAGCACTCATCCTTTATCCAATGCAACTGGTCAGTACAACGACAACCTGATCACTGGCGCAATCACCACGGACAACATCAAGACGGGTTTGAACCAGTTCTATCTCATCAAGAATCAGGCTGGCAATCGTTATCCTACGAAAGCTACGCATATCCTGGCCAACTCGATGGAGCAGTTCACCATCATTGAACTTTTGCAGAGCCAGCTTCTGGCTTGGGAATTGTCCAATACGGTGAACAGCGTCAGCAAAGCACAGCCTTTGGGTGTTATCCTGAACAACTATATCGACCATACCGGCAAGGGCGACACCTATTCGCCTTGGTTCCTCCTGGACAAGACGATTGACCGCGCTGGTTGCATTTATCAGTATCGTGGCGGCATGAACCTTGAAACGGAAGTGAACTTCCTGACCAAGAACTACGAAGCAACCTGCGAGGAAGAGTTCGCCGTGGCCTTCGCAAGTCCGGGGTATGGTTGTGTCGCTAGCCAAAACGCATAATTAAACTGAAAGAGGGGATGGGGTAACTCCTATCCCCTCACCTACTATTAAGACGGTGCAGAGCCGTACTTTGACACTCCAGAAAGGGGTACAAATCTATGTCTACCAAATTACCCAATGCAGATCTTTATGTCGGTACATTCCAAGTAGTCGAAAGTTCTGATGGTGCTTTGTTCCAAAAAGGAACAAAAATCACAGCTAGTGCCGCACAACTAAACGCTTTGACCAACACGTTTACCAGTCCACTTATTGACGATGGTGATGCTGGTTGTACTTTAACGTCTGCCGATCAAACCAATGCCGCCGCGACTGTCACCATACCCAATATAGGTGATGCCGCTGATACTTTCGTTATGAATGACACGGCAGCTACTTTGACCGGTAAAACCTTGACATCTCCGGTTCTGACTGCCCCTGTTATTGCTACTGGCGGGAAAATCGTTGATGCGGGCGGAGATGAGTATGTCGTATTCACCGAAGCCTCCGGTACTGCCGCAACCTATGTTGGCATTACGTCTGGTCTTACCGGTGTTGCTCCGCAGTTGCGTGGTGCTGGTGAAACCAATACGGCACTGTTGCTTGCTGGTACTGGCACTGGTAATGTTCAGATTGCCGATGGCGCAACGACAACCAAGATTCTTGACTTTGAGTTGGTTGGCGCTACTGCTGGAACGAAAACCACAATCATTGCGTCGCAGACAAGTAATAGGGAGATTACGCTTCCTGATGCTACTTGTACGCTTATTTCCACAACCAGTACAGACACGTTGACAAATAAGACCTTAACAACTCCGGTAATTGCTTCTTTCTATCAGGACGGTGCCAAAACTCAGTTGATGACTACTCCCAATACCGCCTCCGATACGTTGGCCGCTATTGCCGCAACACAAACGTTGACGAATAAAACTCTGACTGCGCCGATTATAGCCACTATCTATCAGGACGCTGGCAAGACCAAACTGATGACCTTGCCTGATACCGCTTCTGATACGTTGGTCGCAGTGGCCGCTACGCAGACATTGACAGGTAAGACACTAACTAGTCCGGTTCTGACAACTCCACAAATCAATGATACTTCCGCTGATCATCAGTACGTGTTTGCTGTTTCTGAGCTTGCAGCAGATAGGACAGTCACTTTACCACTACTTGGTGCCGGTGACGAGTTTGTGTTTGCAGCACATGCAGTTACTCTGACCAACAAAACTTTGACTTCACCTGTATTGACTACTCCGCAGATCAACGACACAAGTGCAGACCATCAGTATGTGTTTGCCGTGTCAGAGTTGGGAGCTGACAGAACGGTTACGCTTCCGTTGCTAACCGGCGGTGACGAGTTTGTGTTCAAGGATCACGCGGTTACCATGACGAATAAAACTCTGACAACTCCCGTTTTGACCAGTCCTGTAATTACCACGCCTCAGATCAACGATACCACGGCAGATCACCAGTATGTGTTTGCTGTTAGCGAGTTGACAGCAGACAGGACGGTTACTTTGCCGTTGTTGACCGGCGCTGATGAATTTGTATTCAAGGATCACACGGTTACCATGACGAACAAGACGCTGACCGCACCTACACTGACAAGTGCGGTAATCACTGGCGCTACCATTTCCAGCTTGGTGCTGGATGACGGCGACGAGAACCTTGATATCACCGTCACCAACCAGACTGACAGTGGTGCTACAATCACTATTCCTGACATTGTTGACAGTGCAGACACTATAGTTCTTGCAGACTTGGCGCAGACATTAACCAACAAATCGATTGATGCTGCAAGTAACCCATTAAAGAATGTTGTTCTGTCTTATGCGGCGAACATCACAAGAGCAGAAATGGTTGCCGGTAAAGTGCTTGTTGCAGCTGCCACAGGCAGAACAATCCGTGTTTTGAGTGTCAAGATGCTTGTAACTGGTGCGTTCAACGGTGGCGCAGGTACAGCGTTCATTCTGGAAGATTCAAGCAGCACGGTTGATATTCTCACCTGTTTGAAAGCCGCTCTTACAGACGGTGCTAAGATCAGTACGGAAGGTTTGGCCATTGCCAATGTAACAGAAGGTGCTGGTATGCTTGCCAACCTTACTGCTGCCAATGGTATTTCCGTCCAGGCCGATGCCGCTTGGAACGCCGGTACTGGAATTGACATTGTTATCAACTATAAGTACGTTTAACATTGAATGACTTGCATAGCATGATATAATGCAAGTAGGCAGATTAAAATGAGAGTGGGGCTGTATAGCAGATAGGGATGAAATAAACCCACGTGCGTACAGCCCCGACGTTTATTAGGAGGATAATAAGATGTATGTCCGCGAGTTATACAAAAGCATAGAAGCAATCATACCTACCATGACTATTACCAACTGGGCAGGATTTGGTAATCAGCCTGATGGTGATGGAGTAGAGGTAATTTCAGACAGCACTTCCGATGTTGGCCTTTTAACTATTTGGGGCAGTGACAAGACAACCGGAGAATTGTGTTATGAAACAGTTACATTAAACGGCACTTCCGAGGTGAAAACTGCAAAACTTAACTGGGACGATATATATGCTATATTCCTTGGTTCTGCAAGCGGCAAGAATATCACGCCTGCCGTTGGAACTATCACTATAAGGGAAGCGTCCGGTAATGCGGCAATAACTACACTTACTGCTGGAGAAATTCAGGAAGGTATGCTTATACTGTTGTTAAGTGGCAAGTCAGTAGAAGTGGCAAATGCCAGCGGAAAGATTTACGTCAACACCGTGGAGTTGGCAACTGCCGCAAATGGTCTGTATAATGCCGGAACATCTGCTGGTGGATTCTCATTAAGAGTCAAGGATAAATTGTATATCATATCGGACAATACCGGTTGTACGACACAAGTAGTGATATTGGAGGACTAACCGTATGAGCATACTTGGAACAGGTATCACACAGACTATTATAATCAATAACAACTTTTCTGGTGCTTATGACGATCCCGACTTAACTGCCGAAAACATTAAAACTAGTGTTGTTGTTGGTAATATAACCGGAACTTACGACACGGAAGCAGAGAATCCAATTTCAGCAGGGGAAGTTCTTGCAGACCAAGTTGGATTTGTCAACGGTGCAAAGGTCACCGGAACCATGCCCAACAATGCCGCCAATGATGTCGAGATCACAACTGTTGCCGGTACCACAATCCCTGCCGGATACTATAACGGAAGCGGTACGGCCGTCCTATCAGCGGCAGAAGCGGCAAAGGTAATCGCTACAAACCTCAAGGATGGAGTGACGCTTTTGGGCGTTCCTGGCGAGCTGACCGCTGGCACAGACACGTCTGACGCTACAGCTACTACCGCCGATATCGTATCTCCGGCGACGGCTTATGTCAACGGCGAGAAGATTGTGGGTACGCTACCGGCGAGGGTTTGGCCGGAGGTTGATGGTGCGGTTTACGGGAACGGCGAAGGTGCAGGCTATGTCCTTCTTACATTTGATCGTCTAATGGGCAATCCAGACGGCAAACACGCTGAATTTAGTGTGGAAGCAGACAGTACGCCCATGACAATTATAGCCGTTTCGTTTGCTGAAAATGAATTTCAGTATGCTTTAACTTTATCCGCGGAATTTAGCATAGCACCGCCGCCAACGCTTGTCACGGTCAGTTACACCAAGGGAACCGTTCTCGACAGCCACGGTATACCGTTGCAGTCGTTTGCCGATGTCGAATGTCCATTATTTGGCAACTAACCACCGTCCGGACTGTGGACGAGGAAACGCTGTAATACATCAGTCGTAACGGATTGGTGGGCAAAGAACCTAATAACAAGGGGGTAATCCCATATGAGCACGGTAGCACAACTTTTGGCGCTTGTGGATGCGCATTATCCAAACGGGGCATCTGATGCGACTGTTGTATCTTATTTTAACGAGGCGCAAAATCAGATTTCGCCATATTTTGGATTGGTGGCAGAGGATACTACTTTATACACGGTTGCTAATAACGATAGTCTTGCTTTGCCTACTGGTTTGAACGATATTTCGCAGATAATCTCGTTTGACGTAAATCTTACATCGGCAGATACGGATGCTATTGTAACAACTGCCAATATGAAGGTAGGAACGTACACTATTGCGGCACAACCTACTAAGGCAAGCAGGATTTCAGTGACACATACCGCCGTTGGCAATACTGACACGTTGGGTACTATTACCATAGCAGGAACAGTAGATGGAACGGCGACAACGGAAGTTATAACGCCTGTAGCGAATAGTACGGTATATGGCAACAAGTATTTTGACAAAGACGGATTGACTTCTGTAACAGGAGGAAGTTGGATAACAAACGGTACAGCTGATACTATTACAGTAGGTGTAAGTCTTGACCGATACGATTTCAACAGGTATGCCATAGCTTACATTGACGATGAAGAACCAACTGGGAATAGTATATACCAGGTATATACATCAGCAGGTGTAAAATCACTTGTTATTCATCCTACTCCCACTATTACAGGATTGAACATTCGCATTAGGTATCATAGGGGACTTACTGCATTGAGTGAAAGCTCTACATCTGTTAGTCCTGACTTTGACAGCAGGTTCCATGATATTCTTGCGCTTTGGGGAGCATATCGTGTCTGTTCCGATGGCGCTAGTGCAGATCGGGAACAGTCTAATCATTTCCTTGAAGAGTACAATAACAGGGTAACAGACCTTTGGAAGTTTATGATGGAAACTACACAAGTGTCTTTAAGGCATCGCAGAGATAACAAGCAGTGGCATTGAGAGGTAAGTAAATGTCAGGAAGTTACTATAAAAACAATCGTTCTATAGGGCAGATGAAGGGTCTGTTTTCCAATATGCGCTCTGGAATTGATACTTACAAAAAGTCAGACGTTATTGGCGACAATAACCTTTCAGATGTTTGGGAAGCGTCTGTTGATGAAGCGACAAACGGCATTACTTTAAGTACCGCGTCTGGAAATAGTCTTGTTGGTTCAAATGCTACTGGCACAGGTAAAGTTATCAATGCAATAGCTGCCAAAAACACGGCAGACGCTGAAAAATTATTCCTTCTGACTATTGACGATGCAGATGGAGATAATACAGTAATTGACGATCTTGTGATGTATGACGAAAGTACTAATGTGAAAACAGTCATAGATATTTCTTCTAACTCATTGACTTATACTTATACTTCTATGTGTCTTTTCAGTACTGAATCAACTAGGTATGTTTGTTTTACCGCTTCCGGAACGAAGAAGTTAATGTACTACGACTTTACTTCTGTTCATGCTATTGACATACCTTTTTATCCCAAAACCATTGTAGCGCATTACAACAGAGTGTTTGTTACGGATACTGGGAACAAGCTATGGTGGTGTCGTGCTGGTGATTTGACCACATGGTATGGTGTGGCAGATGATGATGACAGGATTGTCACGAGTACCAACATGCTTGATACTGGAACATACACTATCGCCGCACAGCCGGACGTTCCAAGACCATTGACGATTAAGGTAACTAGGGTTGGCACAATAGATACTTTAGGTACTCTTACGGTTGTTGGAACTGATTCTTTGGATGCGGCACAAACTAAGACATATACGCCAATAGAAGGAATTTACACCACTTTTGATGTTTGGGGAAGCGTAACGTCCATAACTGCTGCTGGACACTCACCTGTCACAACGGTTGATACTATCAAGATTGGTATTGCCCCTGTTACGGGGAATGTTCAGCAGGATGCTGGTATGTGGACAATGGAACAGGAATATACCCTTGTAGACATGACTGTTCTTGGTGACAGTCTTTATATTTGGAGTCCTATCAACATTTATGTGTTCCAAGGATATTCATACGACACGTTTTCCTTAACTAAAATTATTTCCAACCTTGGATGTTATGTTTTAAGCAATGTAACCACTTGTGGAAACATAGCATACTTTTGGGGTTCAACGTCTGATCTTTACGAATATAATGGTAATGAATATCCCAAAATAATAAACAGGCAAGTATACGTAAACGGAAGTATCGCAAACGGAATATATGGTTCTATACCAACGTTTACGAATACACCCAAACTTGTGGCAATTTCTGGTAAGTTATATGCTTATCATTCCGTTGACACAGAAATTATGGTTGTAATAGAAACTGTAGACACTTATTATTATCAATTGGAAGTTTACGAATTTGATACTAAATCAAGGTCTTGGTGGAGAAAAGCTGGGTTTGTCAGTTCTGCCCATACAACTACTGCCCCTACATATCTGTTGCCAATTTATGTAGCAAACGTTGCAAAAGATGCTGTATATAATATATTTTGTGAAAAGATAGGTGCCGCTAATCCAACATGGTATGATTATACGTATATGGGAAATACTGCTACTGGAGGTTCTTATATTGTAACTAAAGCATTTAACGATGGCATATCAAATGATTCTTCGCTGACAAATATCATACTTTCTGTAAGGTATGTTATTCCGGAGGTACCAAACGAATGACACTTTTAAGCGTGTATTACAGTTTAACAACTGAGTCTACAACGGACTGGACTTTGCTACGCGAGTTTGCCGATACAGAGTTTTTAGACGCAGAACCTACTATTTTAACCTTGAATCTTATAGGTTCCGAAATTGCCAGAAAACGGCATTATCGATTAAAGTTAGTAGTGACTTCCGGTTATAATCTTCAAATTGTTGGCATGGAGCGCAGATTCAGAGTTATTGGAAGGAGCAGGTAAGTGCTTAACAATGTAAATACATTTAATGCGGCAAAAATGAAAGGAACTACCCTGCGAATTACTAATAGTGGCAAGGATGTTACAGTTGCCGTTTTTAACGATACAATCAGGTCGTTGCTTTCAGAAATACAGGTTCTTGAGAAAAACCACAATTACTTGATAGACATTTTACAGCAACAGATAAAGATTCTTAGTGCAACAATAGGTTCTGGTTTGGAAGTATCATCTGATGGTTCTCTTGCTGTAGGCAATGAATTAACTGCTTTGCAACTGCTTGCTGACACTGGCGGATTCATAAAGAAAGTATCAGATGGAGTGTATTTAATCGATGCCTCTAACTATCAGCCCTTAAACAATGAGTTGTCTGCTTTGTCGGCCTTGGCCGATACTACTGGATTTTTGAAAAAAACTGGTGATGGAACTTATGTTATTGATACTAATTCTTATTGCACTGAAGATGACGCAATAGCTTATGCTATCGCTTTGGGGTGAAGTATGAAAATAATAGTTGAGAATTACTCTTTCGATGCTTCTGAAAAGAAAGTAACTTTCACTGATTATAACCCGATAATTATTGAAAGAGTCTTGTTAATTATAAACGTTACAGATAATATAATTATCTATAACTTTAATAAAAGCACATTGGGTGGTACTGCCGCAACTAACGTTTTGACTCTTACTTATAATACTACCAGCATGAGCGACACAGACAAGTTGATGATATTTTATGATGATCCAGATTATGTTACCTCTGTGTCTAGTGCTGTTACATCAATTGTTCCCGGTACTGGGGCAACCAATCTTGGTAAAGCCGAAGATGCTGCTCATTCGTCAAGTGATGTTGGTGTGATGATGCTTGCTGTTTCTGCTAACCTTCCAACCGCACGAGCTGGATCGGATGGTGATTACCAGTCTTTGTGTGTGGATAGTGCAAGTGGTGGATTGTATGTAAGAAACAGTATATCCGGAATAGGGCATGGCGTAAAAACAGTTACTACCGCAGGAACGGATGTTGCATTAGCGGCATCTACTCCATGTCATAAAGTAACAATACAAGCACAAACAGACAATACCTCAGTTATTGCAGTAGGTGGATCCGGAGTAGATGCTACGATTGCCACAGGAACAGGCATTTTACTATATCCTGGAGATGTGTTCGAACTGGATATAGACAACCTTGCAGATGTTTATATTGATTCTTTGGTGGACGGCGAAGGTGTGCGTTTCACATATTTCACGTGACAAGGAGTTAGCGT